GGTCTGGTTTATAACTCCAGACCATAAAGACATTTTCAACCGCTTTTTATACTATATATATCTCAATTTAAAAAATTTTTTTATGTTTCTTAACTTTTTTTTCAAATTTATTTTTATCTTCATAATTACACCAATTATCTGCAGTGTTACAGTTTCCATAAATTAAATTATTAAGCTTTACGCCATATTTTTCTTCAAATTCTATAAACGTACCATTAAATTCTTCTGCCGTATCTAAATTATATAAATGTGATATATTATGTATTTTACCTATTTTGTTTTTTTTACCTATAACACTCCAGTTTTTATGTGACTTTCTAGTTGACTTATTGCACATTGTATTTATAGATGGTTGATGTAAATTATATTTTGATATTAATTCACTTTGAGTACCAGTAAAATGTTCATTTGTTTTAATATTTATAAAGTTAAATATTCTATTATCTTGTATGTCTTTCCTGTCTATACCATTATTACACACGCACGCTTGCGCTGCGTTATATCCATTATAAATAGTATCGAATTTATTTATATAATAATTTTCTAATTTAACAACATCTTCTCTATTTTCAGCATATTCTAATATTTCCCAAGTAAATTTATCTCTATCTAGTTCTATTAAAGCATAAAGAAACTTAGTATTCTTAATATTTCTTTTCTTATTATAACGACCTAATGTATAATGGCTATTAATTCGATCTCTTAATGATCTATTTGTAGAACCAATATAACTCATATTATTCAATACATTAGTAGCAATATAAACTTTAAACTCTTTCATAAAAATTAAATATTTTATTTATTATATAGTATATATACTTAATTTTTAAAAAGTTTTTTAGTTTTTTAATTATTTTTATTGATATATCGCATCTTTTAAAATGTTATATCGCATCTTTTAGTAGCGAAGCTTAATATACAACAAAAAAAGACATTATCATTTAAAAGAAGAGAGGTTAAACCGTATGAGACGACAGTTTAACCTCTATAAAAAAATTAAAAACTTGAAAATGATGCTAATGTAAGTATTCCCTGACATATATTAACATTACGTTGCGGGAGAGGGAATTGAACCCCCGACCTCGAGGTTATGAGCCTCGCTAGCTACCACTGCTATCATCCCGCAATATATGTGATAATAGTTTAACCAAATGAACTACTATCTTAACTATATACCAATTTAAAATATATAATTATATACAAAAAAACGAAGTTGAAATGATGGCTTAAACAAATGAACCATCATCTTAAATTATGACTGAATGAACATCAGGTATATATATTAAACTTATAATTATAATTAACAATTTAAAAAAGTTTTTGTTTTTTTTACCTATCTGAAATAGATGGTATCTTCTGAAATAGTTCATCACCATTAAAATATCTGTTTAATATCAACCACATTTCTCTCCTTTTACTCTCTACTTTTGTCTTACATTTATATACAATGCTGAACCCCTTTTTTAACGCATTACAGCCACTTTCTTTACATTGGTGTACTTCACGTACATTTTGATAAAATAGTTTATAATAAGCCCTCCCATTAGCGTTATAGCAGTCTCTACAATGTTCTTTCAGCCTCCTCTCAAAATTCATCGTTCTTCCCAGGTAGACTATGTTTCCTACTTCTATCCTGTAAACACTAAATTCTCCTTCTTTGTTCATACATTTCATACATTAAATTTTTTGCCTAATAAAAATGTTAATGTCATTCCAAGAATAGTGTCCTTATCTTTAACTCCATCAGTTATTTGGTGAATGGTTCGATGTTCAACATTAGTTATTTTAACTCTTTTACAGTCTTTCCTACGAAACCTTAACCACTTCGGTAAAATGTGATGCTTTTCGATATAACCAAATTCACCACTTACATCTGAGTATCCTGTCATAACCTCTCTTTTTAGTTATATATTCAACATTTAAAGAAAAAACATACATTTTCATTAAAAAGTTTATAATTATTTAATGTATCCCTTTCATTTTCATCATTTTATTTTAAAGTGATGATATATAGAGTATAAAAATATGCATAACTAATATGAACAAAGATTTTGAACAGTATGAAATTGAAGGTAGAGATAAATTTAAAGCATTATTCGTACCACAGTTTCCAAATATTAAAAACTTAACATTTACACCAATTGAAGATAAAAGATGTTATGATGCTACATTTAAGATAAATGACATTATTTACATTGTTGAAATTAAGCAAAGAGATTTCTCATACAGGAACTGGAAAGATATGTTGTTAGAGTATGATAAATATACTTCGCTGTTAAACATTAGAAAACAACTACTATTGAAAGCATCATCAGAAGTTCGCTTACTTTATGTTCACACATATGAGTGTATAAACGATTATATGAAATACATAACATTACCACTTAACTTATCTAACTTCATCATAAAAGATTTACCAAGGAGCAAAGTGCTTGACAATGGGGACAAGCCAAAGTTAATAACATATCTCCATAATTATAATGAAATAAAAAACAACATAACAACATAATGAATTATATTAATAACACTGATTTTCAAGCTGAAATAGTTAACTGTATTAACAGCAACATCATTTCAGACAAACTAACTAAGATGTTCATACTATTAATTGACAACATCTATACATCGTTTTATACACCAAATATGTACGAACACGATATTAAAACTGATGTGCTGTTAAAGTGTATAAGCAACATCAACAAATTGAATGTTAATGACTACGACAATCCTTTCGCTTTTTTCACAACATACATCAAGAGACATTGTATCAACTATTATAAAAAGTATAATAGGAAAGACAAAATGGTATATCTTAGCGAAATAACATCATACTAACAACGTGCTCACTCTACCTCTTAAAGTAGTTAAGTTAGTAACTATCGGAACTACATTAACAGGTGGAACGGCAACAGCTAATCCAGCAGCAACAGTGTTCAAATATGTAATAAACTCTGATATGAAATCTATTAACAAATCTTTCAAGTTCTCAAGGTCGTTTTTGATGCTTATCTTTCCAGCGTTCGTTACATTAAATTCAATCCCTGCATCATTCATTAATATCTCTGCTGTAGAGATATTTAGTCTTATGCTATCAAGCAACACCACTAACTCTGCTATACTCGTACTTCCTTCTGTAAACTTCAGGTTGAATGTTTTACCATTTGGAAACTGAACTTTAAATTCAGTACAGTTTATCAACTCTATGATATTGCTTTCATCTGCTACATAAAAATCAATATATGCTCCTTCACTTGAACCGATTACAAAACTGTTGGTCTGTGTATTCATTGACACAAAAGCATTTTCTTCATCAAGCCAAGTTATGAACACATAACTACCAACTAACGGCACATCAGCTTTAACTGTTCCTGTTCTGCTTTCTGGTGAACCATCATATACAGCATCAGTGATGTTTCCAGCACTGTCTACTTTTAATATTGCTGGTGTCAGCTTTACTCCATATAGTATAGTATCATCACTCACCATTCTTACATCACAAGTTAAGTGATTGACAGCGTTATATGTTTCTCCTCGTTCATTTACATCTTTAACTCTATATGTTGTCATCACTACTGCTAATGCACTGTAAAACTTAGTGTTCGTATTCACTAACTTCTTTAATACTTGTTCTAATTTGTTCATTACTTTAACAATTTTTTTGTTCTTTCTAATATTAACTCCATAGAGTTGTCATATGTTTCAACAGAAATTATTGGCTGCAACACATTTCCAGTAGCTGATTGGTTAAGCATATATGATGACAGTCCACCAATAGTAAAGTTTATGAAATCTTGCAGTAGTAACCCTATCGACTCTGAATAATCACTCGGCTGTCTAACATAAGCATTTCGTTTACTAATTAAATATTCAATAGACGAACATACAAGAACATATTTTATACACAAATATGTTGCTGTGATGTTCGTTGCATCTACTTGACTAAGGTATTTAGTTCCAACAGCATAACCAAATACAGTATTCACATACTTACCATCCTCTTTACCATAGTTCCAATTGCTACGAAGGATTAACGATTCTATTTCATCTTTCATATTAGATGTCTTTATTTTAGTCATAAAGAATTTATAAAAGTTAAAATCAGTGTTCGTAATGTTTCTCGCATTTTCTTTATACTTTATCAATATTAGTTGTATAAAAAGATCACTTAACACATCATTTTTAACCACAGACTTCAATGCTTCATACTCAGTTGACAATGCTTGATAATTTAGTGGATTATAAACTTCACCTCCATAAGTACTGTTTCTTACTGTAGTAGCTCTGTCTAATTCTATACGTAATGTTCTTTTCATAGCTTCTACGCTACTCCACACTGTGTTAAATGTTTCTATGAACGATTGAACATATCTTTCGTCTTGTGATATGTCCGCAGCTCGGAGATTTATACAATAGCTTACAATAGTATTAACATCAACCTTTTTAATATTTCCATTTTCATATACAAGATATTCAAAGTTGCTGTTCAGTGATGTCTCAAAACATTGTTGTAATGACTTTAGTGCGAAATATACATCGTTTTTAATCTCTGACAACTGTAAGATGTTGTTGTCGTATGGAGTTGTAAAATGGTCATCACCTTTTATTCCGATACCAATTTTTGTACTCCCACCATCAATATTAATGTACTTTTCATTTTGAAGTATGATGCTGTTATTGTTCGTACCAAGTTCAATATATGTCAATCCATTAGTTTTCAATTCATTATACTCAACTTTTACGCCTATGTAGTTATCACCGTCTACATTAGTATATGGCTTGTTAACATACATCAACAGTTTATCACTCTTTAAGTTAATTAAATAGTCTTTAATATACATTTCTAAGTTGTTATCCACTTTTACATCAACAGTGTCATAATCAGTTGCACCTACAATGTAGTAGTCTTCATTGCTCGTTTTATTCATAAACACATTAGCACCTTCTTTTGGTATCGTAACATTCTTGCTCCCGCTCGGAGATGGAGACAACTTCGCATTGTAAACGAAGTTAGATGTATTAGGATTTCCAATGTCAAAATCAGCATCAGATAATTCAACATCAATTGTATTCTCTTTAAACAGTTCGCTTGTTGTAACCACTTCATTTACTACGATATTTTGAGGTGCAGTTACAACAGCAGGCTTAAACCCTTCAAAGTATTTAGTGTACTCTCTGTTTATCTTTGTTTTAACGCTTTTAACTAATGTTAAAAACCTTCTTCTTTCATTAGTAATATTAACTCCAGCTAAATTATTCTGAGTTACCTTAGTACCATCTTCTAATACAAATTCAATTGTATTAATATTAACTTCAAGCATATTTAACATATTTTCAATAGAATAACAATATGCAACTACACTTCCGTTTATTTTATCTTTCGCAGCTTGTGATAATAATGGATATAGCCCTTTTATAACTTTTAAGTCTTTTTCAACAGAACTTGTAACATAATTACTAATTAAGAAAATTGTTTGATTATTATTAATCGGTTTAGGTCTATAGTCTAAAATGAAACTGTCTCCAGTTTCAACGTGAGTAAGTTTAAAGTATGATGTTGTATTAACTGCTCTGTAAGTGAAATTTCCTTCTGCACAGTTAAAAACATCTTTAATAAAAGAAGCATTAGTAATACTTTCAAGATATTCTAAGTTAAATGCATTAGGTAAAGCAGCATTACTAAATAATATAGAAATGTTAATTGGGACTTCGTGAAATACCACACTTAAATTTTGTCCATTGTCAAAAAATACATCAGTACCATTTTGAGTATTTATTAAATGTGGATATAGTTCTTCTGTATAGTTAATACTTTCAACTCCACCACCAGTAGATAAAACTGTTCTTGTTGTGTATAAACCTCTGTTGCTTGTATTTCCATTCTCAAAACCAAAATTATAGTTTTCATTACCTTCATAAACACCTTGTACTCCACCATTAAGAATATTCGTTTTCACATATGTAGCTTTGTCTATTGTATTAGGTTCATATACAACGCCACTATCAACTATAGCATTACCGTTGTTAATAGTTCTACTTTTATACCCATTGTTGCTCTTGTTATAAGCATCAATAACTTTATCTAAGTTAATTTTATCAATGTCTGATAAGTCGTTGTTAACTATTCCTACTTGGCTCTGAAGTACATTTTCTATTACAACTTCACCAAGTATATACCTCTTTCTTGCTACACCAGTAACGCTGTATGGAGACTCTCCGATTGGAGATGCTAACTTCTTTAAAATGTCTTGAATGTTCTTCATTATATAAATTTTAATTATTTTTAAAAATAAATTGAAACTTTTTGTCACTTCGTTGTATAATATTACTTCTAATTTGTTAAACAAAGGAAAAAGAATATCAAAAAATTTACATTATCATTTCGTATTTATTATCATCACTTCAAATTCCCTGTTCCTTAACAACCTCTTGCTAACGATATACTCACCATTAACATTTTTATACTTACAATATTTTAATAGTTCATTTCTTACATCTTCCCCATTATGAATCATCTTACAGATTTTACTCTTTTTAAAGTATTGAAACCCTGTCCCCATTGCAAAGTGTGTCATAGCAATTACAATGTTATTATTACAACCGACTAACTCACTTTTTACAAGTTCATAATAAATGTTGAAGTCATACATTAACAAACTGTCTGCCTGTTCAATGCTTATCACATCAAAATGTTCATCGGCTTTAATTTTATGTCCATAACCAATAGTCAGTTGACCTGCTGGACAGTAATATGGCTCACTACGAAACCCTTCACTCTGTTTCAGATGTTGTATCACAATATCTTTCATATCATCATTCTTAACAACATAGGCAGATATGCAAACTCTTTCTACTTCAACTGTAGTGAAACCGAAACATAAAGGAAACAAACAAAGCATTAATATTATAATTATCTTCCTCATATTAAATATTGTCTGTTATGAATGTTACTTGACTGTCAGTATAGAATTTTACTCCAGTTGTAATCTCTTGTCTGTATCCGATTGATGGTGAGAATGTTCTAACAACTTTATCAACATAAAACGTAAATGACTTAGCTACATCTAATTGGTTATCCCCTGTTTTATTAATTCTATATTCAACTATATCTCCAATGTTTACATATGAACTGTATGGAAATCCTCCAAAGGTTGTAAAACTTCCTGTGTAACCATCATCTTCCTTTTCATCATATCTACTCTTAACAATTTCATTACAAGCTTCCTGAGTTAAGTTAGGAATGTTTATATTTATTATGTTAGTTTCATCTGACTCTAACACTATGAAATCGTTGAAGTCATCTCCAGTTTTCTCAACATTAGCAATTGCTGTACGCATTTCAACATCCGTTGCATCTATTGGTAATATCTGTAATGCCTGTGCTATTTGTAAAGCATCTTTATCATCAGGATATATTGCTTTCAGTACTACTCCACTGTCCTGTATGCTTTTACATACCACTATCGTTTCTGATTTTCCTGTGTCAGTCCACTTCATATTATCCTCGATTATTCTGTTATAAACTCCATCATATTGCGTTTCCATTCTACTAACGAATTTATGATAATAAACATAATCATCTACAACTTCATCTTTAACATCTTGTAATGAAGGGTTCTTAATCAACTTCTGAATATCTACACCACTTCGTCTGTACCAATTTCTCCAACCTACATACAATCTCTTTTCTGGAATGTCTATCCCTATTGTATTATTTCTTGATTTAAAAACATTTTTAAAGTAGATATACATACCAAATCTATCTTTTAATATCTTTAATATGGTGCTTGCATTATATCTGTCTTTTATCAACAGCTTTCCTATCGAATCTAAGTTATAACAAAATATTTCATAGTCAACAGTTACATTAATGAACATCCAGTACAATATATGTGCAAGTTTCAATGTCTGCCCTTCAAATCTATTCCCAGCTTCTACTACATCTTTTTTAAGTGGATTAGGGAATGAATTCTTTAATGTCTTTCCAGTCTTTAATTTATACATCTCATCTTCACAAGTGAAAACAACGCTTGTTTCATCCATTTTATATTCAGTTATGTAACCATCAAAAACCTGTTTCATTACTCCGTCATATCCAGCTGCAATAGTTATTCTACTTCCTTTACGGATCTCATCTTCTTCAAGGTTGTTATTCCTAACGATAACATTATTACTATCAATTGCATACCCACGCTTGCTAACTATAACTTCTGCTGTGTTAGTAAGAGAGTTAACATCGTCTACAACAGTAAACGATTCAACGTGTTGAATGATTAACATTACATCGCTTTGTGTAACTCTGTTGAATGCATCAATTTTCACTTCGTATGTAATCGGTAAAGAATATTTAAACAGTTTTGCCATAAAGTCTTTTGTATATATACAAAACACATTAAAGATATGAAAGAAAATATAACTACATTCTCTGTTTTGCTTGATGATATCACATACACTGCAGAATTTAGATCGCCTACTATTGAGGAATGTAAAGATTACTTTAACAACACCAACATCTATGAACGAGATGCACAACTTGCTAAACGTTGTTTCGTTTCTGGAGACAAAGAAATGGTTAATTTTGAAGAGTCGTTTATAGCACTTAGACTGTTACAAAGCTATTCACATTTGCTTGCTAATTTATTTAACTATCAAACTGTTGATTTTAAATATATTAAAGATGAACACATTTTTACTGTTAACATTGATGATAAAATAACAGAAAAGACATATAAAGGAACATTTTCTGAACCATCATTTAAAACTATGAAGAGTGTTATGAGTAAAATGTACTCTGGACAAGTTTTTGAAGCTGAATATGACTTAGCTATTAAATGTTTTGTTGATGGTGATAAAGAACTGTTAAAACACACAGCATATCCTCAGTTGTTTCTATCTTACAAAAGCTATATGTCAACCATATTTAATCTTGGTGATGCAGAAGTAAAAAAAAAATAGATGAATGTTACATAGGTAAGAACGATTACCTTAAACAAATGGAAGCATTAATAATTGAACATACAAGAATTAACCCATATGATGATGCAATGACATTGGAGATGTTTGCACAAGCCTATGGTGCTGCTGTTTGGATTGCTAACAAAAATATAATAAAAGCAAAATAGTAAAATATTAACATATGATACCTACGAATAATAACCAAATACCGTTTAGAGTTTCTATAATTGATCAAGCTACACAAGAGATGAAGCGTATTCAAAGAAATACTGAAAACTCATTAAACGGTATGACGAGAAGTCAACAACATTATACAAGATCTATTAATGATACTCATTTAAAGGTGTTACAGCTTCGCAGAGAACAACAAACTGCATCAAGGGCAAGGATTAGAGAGATTAACCAAGAGATAAGAGCATTAAACCAATTAAACGCTGTAAACAGAAGAGGATTAACTCAAGCTAATACATCAAATAGAGGTATGGGTGGTATGAGCAACTTGATGGGTATGGGAGGTGGAATGATGGGTGCTGCTGCAACTGCTGCAATGGTGGCTGCTGAAGTAGCTAAGTATGTAATCAAAACTGGTGCTCAATACTCTCAAGGAGAAAGTCAGATGCAAGCACTTGTTCAAAACTCTGCGCAGACAGCAAGTCTATCTGATACCGCATTAGCACTTGGTAGAGCAAGTATATTCACATCAAAACAAGTGCTTGATCTACAAATAACATTGTTAAAATACGGTTTCACTGTTGATGAAGTTAATAAATCAACACAAGGACTTATTACTATCGCTGAGGCTACTGGAACAACTCTTGCTGATGTAAGTGAAGTAGGTTCAGCAACGCTTAGGGGTTTTGGATTAGAAGCTCAAGAGATGTCAAGAGTAGCTGACGTTATGGCAGCATCTTTTGTAAATTCAGCATTAGATATTACTAAGTTTAGAGAGTCAATGAAGTATGTCGCTCCTGTTGCTAAACAAGTTGGTTTCTCATTAGAAGAAACAACAGCACATTTGTCTGCACTTGCTAATGCTGGTATTAGTGGTTCACAAGCTGGTACATCACTTAGAAGAATTTATGCTGATGTAGGTATTCTTGCTGAAAAGAGTAATGTAAGTGTACAAGAAGCGTTTAGTATGATTGCAAGAGAAGGTATTACAGTTGCTGATGCTTATGATGAAGTAGGTAGAACGGCTCAGACTGCTTTAGCAGTTCTTGCTGATAGTGCACCTGTTGTAGATAGGTTAACTGAAGCATATAATAATGCTGGTGGTTCTGCTAAGAAGATGTCAGACATTATGAAGGATAACTTGTTAGGGGATTTTGAACAATTAAAAAGTAGTGCAGAAGGACTTGCTATACAGATGAATAAAACTGGTGGTAGTATAGACAACTTCTTACGAGGGTTAACTCAATATGCAACAAAAACATTAGATATTTTTAGTTGGGTTGAAGAAAAAATGGTAAGCATTGCTGGATTATCTGGCTTTGATTTATACTTAGCTGCATTAACTGGAGGAACAAGTTTAGGTATTAAATCTGCTGGTAGTGTAGCAGAGAACGTTATATCAGATCGTAATATGAGTGATGCTAAAAGAATTATGAGTGGTAGTTTGCCAGATGATAGAAAGAGAGCATTAGTAACAAGACTTATTGGTGAAGAAGGTTATAATTCTTTAGTTAGACAACCTGAAATGATGTTGCCAAATGTAAGATTAAGACAGAACAGATTTGGTGTACCAACAACTGGATTATCAATGACTGGTAATGCTGTTGATATGTTCACAAATGCTCCAGGTGCTACACCATTAGAAGGACAGACTAAAGTTGAAGGTGGTTGGAAATGGATATATAGAAACGGGGTGTGGCAAAAAGAAAGTCAAGTGAGCAGTGGTTCAGCTGGAGGTGGTTCATCTATTACAAGACAAGCTGCATTTGATGCTTGGAAGCAACAACAAACTGTTAACGGAGGTACAATAAGTAATGAAGCAGTTATTAACGCTGGTTTCTCTGAATTTGTAAGAACTAAAGATCCAAAGGCAGCAGCGAGCAGAGGTTTGTCAGACAAAACAGCATCAACATTAACGGAGTTGTCTAGATCAGCTACTATCAAAGAGATTAACTTAAATATTACAAATATGAATGGTGTGAGCGGTGACATCGTTGTGAATAACTTAACTGAAGGAAAGTTAAAAGTTGGAGAGGCAATGACTGAAGTATTAATAGCTGCTTTACAAGATGCACAAGGGTACGCATCATTTAATTAAAAAAAGAACACATACATAATGGCATTAGAAAGATTTAATTCAGCCATCACTAACAAAATCCTTCAAAAAAGGATAAGTGATACATTTGATAAAACAAATCAGTTAATCGGTCCAGCTGCTTCAGTTTATACGACTGACTATTTAAACCTGTTAACGAAATTAGCAAGCACTAAAATAGCTCAGAATGGTATGCCAATAGTGGATCACGTAACCATAACAGCTGATATATTCAACACTCAGACAACTTCTGGTGCATATTCTAAACAAAGCATACCGACATTACAGAACAAAGTAAACAACTTAAAAGCTAAGAAAGATTACTTGATTAATGTTGGGGAATTACATTTAAAGAAGCTGAATGACGCATTTAAAATGGGTGAGAATAATCAGAACAGTAAGTTATTTTCTATATTGCTTGATCACGTGATCATAACTACTAATAGATCAAAAGAAATTGTTAGAACTGTTGTTATTGGTGATGACTCAAGCATTAATGAAATTATATCGAATGGGAATTTAGAGATTAACCTCTCTGGAATACTTGCTGGTAACAACTCATATCAAACTGACACAAAGGCAATAGAACAACTAAACGCATTATATAACTTAAAAAGTGATTTGTCTATTCAAAGCATTTACCTTAACAACCAATTTGATACATTTAAAATATTAATAGAAAACATTTCTTTTAAACAGCGTACAGACTATGGTAATTTAACAGATTACACAATTAACTGTATTGGAGTGCCAGCAACTTTTAATGCTGTTATAGAAGAACCGTTACAGAAGTAAAAAATATAGACAAAAGCTATGCCTGAAAAGAAGAAAGTAAAGAAAACAACATCAAAGAAGCCAATGTTTTTAAAAACATACATTAAATTCTTATGTGATAAAAAAATGGCTGCTGCTGAACTTGGTGTAAGTATACTGACTGTTAATAAATGGATAAGAGAGGATAAAGATTTAAAAGAGATTTTAAAATTTTTAGATGCTAAAAAGGGTTTATTGTTGAGTAAAGATCAAGTTATAATGGCATTAAATGATTGTGTGTATGCACGTCAAATGAAACCAATAGAAAGGTACTTAAATGCATATGACATTTTAATACTTAAAACTACTGTTGATGATAACGAAAAGAAAGTCGAAGAAGATGATCCTTTTTTATTTCCTTTTGGTGCTGAACCATCATTTTATGAAAAAGGTACACCTGAATATGAGGAATCTGTAAAAGGTGTTGCAGAGATAAATAAGAAATACTGTGGCAAAAAATAACGAATATCACCCATACAAGAAGCAACGAGACATTATGGATTACTGTCTTGATGAAACGAACAACTATCAATATATTGCTGTTACAAAAGGTAGACAAGTAGGACTGACATTAACAGGAATTAATATATGTATCAGATGGGCAAGTTATAACCCACAGTCAACCATAATGGTAGTACAACCAACATACAAACAGCTTAAAAAAGTTTTGAGGCAGTTTAATAAATATTTATCTCCATTAAAAAAGAAAGGTGTTGATGTTAATAAATCAGAGATGTTGATAACATTTCCTAATGGTAGTGAGATACTTTTAATATCTGGTGAAAGTGAAGACAGTATTAGAGGTAACACTCCTCATTATTTGTGGATAGATGAAGCTGCATATGTGAGTGACTATTCTTGGCAGGCAGCAATTGCACCTTCGTTGTCTACATCTGACTCAGGTAGAAAAGTGTTGCTATCATCTACTCCAGCAGGCAAAGGAAACTTTTTTCATACATTATATCACGCACCATTTACTAAATGCTTTAAGATAAAGTCATCTGAAAGTCCATTAATCACTGAAGAAAAGTTAAAGATACTTCAATATGGCTTGCCTGTTGACTTAATTGCTCAAGAATTTGAAGGTGAGTTCGTTGATGGTGGTGGTAAAGTATTCCCAAATATTGCTGTTTGTGCAACTATATTTGTATGGGAACAACCACAGAAACATAAACATTACTACATAGGAATTGACTGGGGTAAAGAAGATGACTGTACATCAGTTGTTGTAATGGATGAAGAAGGCAATGTAGTTTTTATTTACAGCGTAAGGTATATTAAGTGGAATTTAATTGTCGGTAACGTTGCTGAGATTATTAAAAAGTATAATGCTGAAGTGCTCGCTGAAACTAATGGTGTAGGATCTGTTGCATTTGATGACTTAATCGCAGCTTGTTCAACGGATAACATTGAAGGGTATAATATGAATGCAAAAGGTAAAGTAGATTTAATAGAAACAACAGTCGGTTCATTTTCAACAATGAGTATAAAGATACCAAGCATTGAACTATATCCTGATTTATATAAAGAACTTGAGTCGTTTACATTTGAATATCAACCAATGACAAGAACAATTAAGTATGGACATCCAGAAGGTATGCACGATGACAATGTCATCGCTTTATGTCTTGCTAATAAACATCGTTTGGATCATATTAAGAGTGGTAAAGGAGTTATGCGTACTGGAGCATACAGAAGTAAAACGGCAAGTATAATTGGTAAATCTGATGTCTATAGTAATCTTGATGACGTTATGTATCATCCATTCTTAGATGAACTGTAAATTATTGAACATTAGTTAATTAATTGAAGTGTGCGCAAAATTCAAAATTTCAACCATATTACTATAGTAATATATATATGGTAGGTTTTTTGAATTTTGCGCACACCGTAGATAAATGGTTAAAAGATAAACAGTTAAAAAGAATTATGTCTTTCTTTTGTATATACTTTAAAAGATTATAATGGAAACGAAACAAGAACATATTAATTTTGGTTATAGAATTATAAAAGGTGAAAAAATATACCGTTTCTCTCATTCAAGAATGTGTACCAAATCATTAGACTACTATTTAAAACTGTATAACATTAATCTTGATGACTATTACATTTACAAGTCAACAAGTAAACAAAAACAAGTAACTATCAATGAATTTCTTGAGTTTAAATATGCCTGTTATATACTATTTGATAAGTCAGTTTACGATAAAAATGATATTGACTATATAATAACTGAATATTCATTTTTATTTTTGGACTGCGCAATAAGCTCACTATTAAGAAATTATAAAACATTAAATATTAAAAAAGTAAATAGCTATGAGTAATTTAATTAAAGGATCATTAGAAAAGATATATACGCCAAAAGCATTAACAAACCATCTACTTGACTTGTTGTCAGAATATTATAATGATGACATCACAGAGTTCTTAGAACCTGCTGCTGGTAGTGGTGCTATGATAGATGTTATCAAGAGTAGGTATCATCAACCAATTCTTGCTGTTGATATTTTTAATGAAACATACAGAAAAGACATTACACAACATAATTTCTTATCTCTTCCTATGACATATAAAAAGGGTAGAGTTTGTATAATGAACCCTCCATTTTCAAAAGGGTTAAAGTTTATGTATAAAGCACTTGAGTCTTGTGATATGGTAATATCTATACTATCATATTCATCTTTTACATCTTTTAAGTATGATGACTATAATTGTAAACTCATAGAACTAATATCAAAGCAAAAGTTTTCTGATGGTAAGTCTTATGAAATTTGTATAATGGTAGTTACTAATAAAGACAATACATAATTTGTATATATAATAAATGTAAACAACGATGAAATATTTAACAAGAAATGACTTGTTATCTCTAATGAAGGAGAATCAACTACTTGAAATATCTGCTGATGATGAAACAGTTTTCGATAGACTTGAAGACAGAGCATTGTCAGTGATTGATGGTTACTTATCTCAATATTATAACTTGTCTTATGAGTATGAACAACTATCTAAATCTCGTAACGGTTTTTTATTGAGAATAGCAATTGACATCTTTGCATACGAGTTTTTTACTTCAGCATCTGTTGAAGATGTACCTGACATTAGAGTAGAACGATATAAACAAGCATTAAAAGATTTGATGTCTATTAAAGATGGTGTTCTACCAATTACATTAATGCCATTAGATCCAAACACGAACACAGGTACAGAAGTTCTTACTTTTGGCTCTCGTACAGTGTTATGTGATAGAATGTTTTAAACAATAAAAAGATAATAAAAATGGGATTATTAACAAATATAAAAGAATACTTTAGTCCAAAAGCATATACAGAAAGCGTTCAACCTCTTCCAGATGACACTAACATCTTATTAAAGATGCACTCTGATTTAATGTATATTACTAAGATTACAATGAAGGCATTGTTATATGCAAGATTAAATGCTGGTGATCCACATAAGTATGACAGAACTAAACTTTATGACCTTTTTGAAACATACATAGATGACTTACATTTACAAGCAACAGTAAATACATTAAAAGCTAATCTTGTAAGACAAAATTTTGAAGTGTTAAATGTTTCTGATAGCTCAATAAACGACAACGCAACAATAATATTCTCTAAACAGTGGTTTACTAATTTACAGAATGAATTTATAGATGCTATGATGTGGGGACATTCATTGTTAAACATTACATACATTTATGATGATGGATTTGATTATGAATTAGTACCTCGAAAACACGTAAGACCAGAAACAGGTGAATATTTCATCGACTCTTTTTATCAAGAAGGAATTTACTATCGTACTCCTGAACTTTATGACTATCTTATTGAAATAGGTAGTAATGACAACTTAGGATTATATAACATCGTTTCAGTAGTAGCATTGTATAAAAAGTTTGCTCAACAATATTGGGTTGAGTTTCAAGAAGTTTTTGGTTCACCATTAAGAGTTGCTAAGATAAAGAGTAGAAAAGACGATACCATTAGTTATGTTGATAATGCTTTGCGTAATGCTGGTTCTCTTGGTTATGCTATCATAGGACTTGAAGATAGCATTGAATTTATCGAAACTAATAAAACAGACTCGTTTAAAGTTTACCTTGAATATTTGAAGTATGCTAACAACGAGATGTCTAAGTTCTTACTTGGTGGTATTGAAATGCTTGAAGGATCAACTAATGGTTCACAGGCAAGAGCAATTGAACACGGTAAACAATCTGATCACAGAACAACAGCAATAGTTTCAGGATTTACTAACTTTATGAATGATGTAATGATACCAAAGTTAAAGATGTTAAACATCATAACTGACGACATAGTTCTTGTTCCAGACAAAAAAGAAGCATTAACATTAGAAGAAAAAGGGAACACAGACTTAAAAGTAATTGAGATATTTAACTCTGGATTATTTGAGCCTGAGTACATTGAAAATCGTTATCAAGTACATTTCCGAGAAGGTGTAAAAGCAAAGAGTGATGACAACAAGAAGTAACATAAAACCATTTGACCTCTCAGCGATGAACAACTTCGTTAGGGCGTTGCCCGTAATTCTTGAAGAAGGTTTACAATCATTCTCAAATCACGTAGTTGATAAAGCTATTAGTTCTATTAACTCTAAACGGTTCGAGAATACTCTATGGAGATCAACAGTAATGAAATCATCATCTACTGGAGCATTGAAGCATAGTTTTAATGTTGTAAGAACATCTCCGTTAGTGAACACTATTTATTCATCTGTTCCTTATGCTAATATTCAGAATAGTGGTGGAAAGATTAAGATTACTGACAAAATGAGATCATTCTTTTGGGCAAGATATTATGACAACGACAGTGATGCTGACAAATGGAAAGCATTAGCATTAACTAAAAAGAGTCATATTACAATACCAGAAAGACCGTTCATAAAGGATACACCTCAGCTTACAGTTGACTTTCAACGTATTCTGATGATGAAAATTAAAAAATATGTATAAAGACGATGTTTACAGCAATATATAAACTGTTTAACTATTTTATAGAAACTTACATTCCAGAGGTGAAGCATTTTAGTCTTTACTCAGCGAATTACATTAACGAAACTAATAACAACGTCATTAGGTATCCAGCAGTTTTCATTGAAATTTTACCAGCGATTGCTAATCAATATGCAGGTGAAGCACAATATTTCAACATCACTGTTAACTTACACATTGTTAGCGAGATGTACACATCTTTTGATTCTAATGATAAAATGTTAGATAATTCATTAGCTCATTTAAATGTTCTTAATGACATCTATTATAATCTTGATGGATTTTCAGATATGACATTACCAGACGAGTTAAAAGTTGATGGTATTCGCATAGATCAAATGAAAAGATCATCTGTGAATCTTGGTATTGACTTTGGTAGACGAAGATCATCTGTTGTATCTTTTGAGTTCAGACTTCTTGATGCAACTAAACTTCCAAAAGTTAAAACGTATATTAAACTACCTACAGTTGATAATTTCAAAGTAGTTTAAAAACATCTCATAATTAATTTGTATATATGTATGAATAAGAATTTAGAATTTATATTAAATGACGAGACCATCAATTCATATGGTCACATAATTAAAACTTCTGGTGTAATTATAGACCGTTTAAAAAATAATGGTGTTATATTACCTGATCACAAAAGAGGAGTTTTAAATGTGATTGGTAGATGGGAGAACATACGAAAGTATGGTAACAAAATAATTGCTACTGCTGTTTTTGATGAGAACGATGAAGTTGCAGTTAAAATAAGAGACAAAATATTAAACGGCTTTTTAAATGCTGTGAGTATAGGTGTAAATATCTTAGAGTTTACAAAACCTATGAAAGATGGTGATCCTTATATTATCACTAAATCAGAGATATTTGAGGCAAGCATAGTTGATATACCAAGCAATAAAAACGCATTAAGATTAACATATAAAAATAAAGAGCTTACAATGAGCGAAGATACAAACACAAAAGAATTAACAATGTTCTTATCAGAAGGTAGCGAAGGTAGCGAAGCTGTTGACTTATCAACTGTTGAAACCACTGTTGTTACTGAAGAATTGCCTAATGTTCTTGAAGACGTAGCTACATTAACAGTAGAAGAAGTTGATGACACTACTATCAATGAAGAAGAAGTTGCTTTGGATACAGAGTTAATGATTAACGATGCTACTCCGAAAGTAATAACAGATACATTATCTCTATCATTAGAGTTAAAAGAAAAAAAAGACATAATCCTTTCACTTTCTACTGAGATTAACGATTTAAAATCAACAGTTATAAACCTAACTAATGAAAAGAATTATAACGAGATTATATCTGCTAAAAACAGTGGATACATTAATGATAAACAAGTTGATACATTAGTAAAGTTGTCATACACTGATATGAATTCTGTAAGAGAACTTATTAAAAATTCAAATAGAGTTCAAAAATCACCTGTTACATTGTCTACTAAAGTAAATGATGCAGTTGATAATGCAAATGATACTTTTGAATATCATTTCAAAAACAATACATTAGTAAAATTAAAGGCTAACGACCCAGCAAAATATGCTCGATTAGTGGCTGATTATGAAAACAAAATAAAATAAAATAATACTTTAAAAAATGGCAGAATTAAACAATTTAATTAGCTTAGCTCCTCAATTTAATGAGAAGTTGTATAACGCAGTTGACAAATCATTCTGGAAATTATTCTCAACTGATCATTCAGCATTTATCACTGAAAGAGCAAAAATAGAAATTCCTCAATTTTCTGGTGCAATTCCAAGTTATGATATTACATCAAGTACTGACTGGAATGCAATTACTCTCTCTCAAGTAGCCCATACTTATAAAGAGTACGGATTTGCTCAAAAGGGTTTTGGTCCAGTTTTCGTTAGTTCATTCGATTATGAAAACATTCCTTACGACAAAGCTTCTTTTGTAATGGATCAAATGGTAAAAGATGCTGTTCAGTATGTTGCTGAGTATATTACTTACAATTGGACATCAGTAGCTACTAACAACGTAATACCTACAACTGGTACTAAAACAAGAACTAACAAGTTTGGTAATACCGCAATTAAGAGATTGACTGTTAAAGACATTTCTGATGCTAATATGAAACTTGATGAACAAAAAGGTGTACCTTCTGATGGTAGAGTATGTCTTTTGACTGCAAGAATGTTCCAAGATTTGAAGTTAGATGATGATTTTAACAACTCTGATATGTTAAAAACTAATATCCTTTCAAAAGGTGAAGTTGGTTCAGTAGATGGAGTAAGATTAATCATAAGAGAAACTAACAACGTATTCTCAAGTGCAGGTTCAGCATTACAAGCTTTTGGTGCTACTCCTGGTGCAACAGATTTACAATACGCATTAGTTTATCATCCTGATTTCGTAGCTCAAGCAGTTGCAACTCAATATGGTAATGGTGTAGGTTCAGCTTTCTTCGTAGGAAGAAAACCTGGTTTACAAGGACAATGGGTAATGGAAGGTTATGTACGTTTAGGTGCAACTATTATGTATTTAGGTGATGGTGGTACTAATGATACTGGTGTAGTAACAATTAGAGAATCTAATTAATAATGACATTATGCTCCTCTTAATATATTTACATTGAGAGGAGTAATATTTTTAAAAATAATATTATAACTATGATGACTAAAAATGAAGCTATAACATTTGCTAAATCTTACTTTACATTATATCCGTTGATAAACACATTCTATGTAATTGACAACACATCAACATCAGGCTTTACTGTATTCAGTGAAGATGCAGTGCATATTGCAAGAGCATTTGCTAAGAACAATGGTTATGAAATGATAACGGTTAAACGTAGTGATAACGTAAGTGAAGAAGCAACACCATTATCAAAACCAAAGACCAATATAAAATCAAAATTTAAAAATGAAGAAAATAACATTCAATAAAACACAAGGAGGTATAGCAAATACTCCTGTTAATGAAGACTACTTTGGTGGACTGTATACTTTTAGTGATACACTTCCAGCTGAATGGCTTCCAGAAATTGATGCTTGGGTTACTTTAACAGCTTATGTAGTTGGTGATAAAGTTTATGATACAGTAAGTAAAAACTTTTACATCTGTAAAACTGCTCACACTTCAGCAGCAGCATTTATTACTGACATAGCTAATTGGGATGTTTATGTTTACACTGTTAAAGAATTTAATAGATTGATAGATGTTGAAAATGCTGGTATTACTAAGACTAACGCAGACACTAAACTTTTACATTATCAATTCAGTGAAGCATTTAGAATATTTCCTGATGCGAGCATATCAACTTACATTGAAAAAGTACCTTCTGGAGCATACACATTCAGCGGTTTATACCATTTACAAAAACAATCTGGTGGTAAACTTCGTCAAGCTATTGTAATAGCTGACAAACTAGCATATGACATCGTTCAGTTAAACAGTTTACAAACTCAAATAGATTTACTATCTAACGAAAATATGCCAATACAAGTTATCTATGCTGCAGACTTCTCTGCTAACACATCAGTAGCATTGTATCCAGACATATTAAACCTTGCTACTCCAGCTCCTGGCGTATCAGTGTTAAACGGACAAGATGGTGATGCTTATGGCTCAACATTATCGTTCTCAGTTGACTTAGGTGCTGTTTTAGGCGCATTAGAAAACTGTAAAGTTTCTCAATCTCCTGCTGATTATGGTGCATTTCAATATGCTTCAACTGAACTATTGAACCCAGCAATTGCAGGTATAGGTTTAATTTCTCAAATGACTTCTGCTGATGTAGATGCTTTAGCAGCAAAAGGATATATGTTCTTCGTTAATGAAGTTGGTACAACTGGTACATTCCTTAACGACTCTCTAACTGCAACAGACAAGCAAGTTGACGATTTCTATGATATTCAAATTAATAGAGTTTATCACAAAGCTGTACGAGGTATGAACAAAGCTAATTTACCTTTGGTAAATAGAGAATTGTTATTAGACCCTTCTACAGGAAGAATGGCTGATAGAACTATTAACTATATAAAAGAAAAAGTTAGTATGCCGTTGTATGAGATGTTGAAAGCAAAAGAGTTCTCAGGATTTAGTGTTTACATTGATCCTACTCAGAACGTTCAAGCAACTTCATTAGTTGAAATTACTGTAACTATGGTTGCAAATGCTACAGCAAGAAAATATACGATTAAAACAGGTTTCGTTCCTAATCTTTAATATGTGATGTGATGTATAGAAGGAAGAATGTCTATACATCACTATTTAATAACATAAAAATAACACAACAAAAATGGCATATACATATACATTTAGTCAAGGTGATGATTTGTTACTTGAAATACCTATTAAAGACTTAGCAAACAACAACGTCGACCTTACTACTGCTACTGAAATCGTAGCTACACTGACTAAAAACAATGCTCCAATCACAAAAGGAGGATATTCTCTAAACGCAATCTCTGGATATGGTACACTTGCTTTGAAATCTGGAGTTGGCAATGAACATATAATTGAGATTCAAATTAAAAGAACTGAGAGTCAAATGTTTCCTGATGGAGCATTGACTGTTGAAGTGCTTGTTGAATTTCCAGACGCAATACTAACAGACAAATCAACTAACTATCAATTTAGTGGTTATGTTCTTGTTAAGAAAAGCATTAACAAAGATGTACCAATCAGATAATTAAAATATAAAATAATACAAATATTATGGAATTAGTATCAACAGGACAAACGATTACAACTAACACAAGCTATCCAGGTAGAGCTGATGACTGGAGATCAATTTCTTTTGCAATTGGTGACTTAGAGATAGACTTACTTGGTGTTAACGACATCACATATTACCAAGAACAACTTCCTACTCCTGTAATGGGTGTTGGACCGAATGTTGTTAAACAAGGTATGGGTAATGTAGAAACTTCTGGTTCTATATCTATTCACGTATGGCAAATGAAAGAAATACTTGATGCAATAGCGTTGTTATTCCCATCAGGATTCATTCGTGGTGTAAACAGAAACCCATTGAACATTGCTCCATTCACTTTAATAGTTTACTATGATAAAGATGATGGTACAATATCAAAAGACTTGTTATATGGTTGTAGATTTACAAGATATGAAAAAACTTTTGCTCAAGGTGATGCAAACGGAGTTATGAATATTAACCTTGCACCAACTAGTATAGGCTGGGATGAGTTAGTAGGTTAAGAAGAAATATAATGATGATATAAGGAAGGTATTTATGCCTTCCTTTTTTTGTATATATACTAAAAAGGAGAAGCTATGGCTCAAAAACAAAGAGATGAAATAAAAGTTTATGTTAATGCTGTTATTAACACCAATGGAACAGAGGCAATTACTGGACATCTGTTGAATATTCCGTTAATAGACATCTTAGACTCAGTTGTTTTCTTAGACGAAACATCATTATTAGTGGATGTTAAACTTCAACAATACAAATATACAGGATTATCCGTTTCAGGAAGTAATACAGGAATATCAATAGTAGGAAATCCATTGTATGGAGTTTCAGTGAGCATATCAGGATTAACTTATAACGTTGGCGACAACAACGCTTCACCGTTTTACTTTAAAGATCCAATGAACACTACAACAAGATCAAGAGGTGAGATAGTTTCAGGTGATGCCCTTCATTATAATTCAAATGTTTTAAAGGTAGTTATAGACGACCTTGATGATATAATTTTAACATACATAACTAATTAATATATGGCTAAAAAAGAAAAACATATTAAATATCCAACTCAAAATATTATAGACTTCGTTATTAGTAACTATGGAGATATTAGTTATCTGTTTAAGTTTATGGATGAAGCTGGATATACTAACTATGATGACTTCGACAATGATACATCAAAGACACTGTACATTGAAGGTGTAGACAACGAAACTACATCAACATACAGAAAAGAAAGTTATGTAGTATCAAGCATTTCAAAGATTAACAACTATGCACAGTTGATTTGTAATGGTGATCTTGCTGTAAAGACTTTAGTTGGTGGAGATTTTAATGATGACTTTAACAACGACTTTAATAAAGATAACTTAGAGACTATCACTGTTGGTTATGAAGGTATGACAATTTATGTAACTTGGTCAGTAACTAACAATGGAAATATTTCAGGGAATGTAAACGGAACGCTATCGCTAACTGGTAAAGATGATATTATTGTTAGTGGAAGTGTACCTGCTTTTTCAACAACTACATTTACATATTCGTTTGGTAACGTTTCAGCGGGGTTGAAAACTATAACGCTGGATGGATTATGCACACAAACATTATCCATTGAAGTTCTTGGAACAGTTAATTTAGTATGTAATGCAGATTTTACATTAGTGGAAGCACTCCCAATCTATAGAGGAGATACCATTCATTTAACTTGGTCAGTTACTAACAATGGAACTGCTAATGGGTTATACGAGAATGGAATTTTTAAATATTCATATCAGACGTTCGGACAAGAGATTGCTATCGAAAAAACATTAACTCCAGTGGTTATTAATGCTGGTGAAACACACACATTTAATGAAGAAGTTACATTAAACCAAATTATAATTTCTAATGGCTCTGTAATTTATACATTTGTAAGTAGTTGTGGTCAAGTTTTAACTGTTGTAGCTGAAGTTCCAGTGACAACTGCCAACATAGTGTATAATAATGACATTAGTTTTACCCCACTAACCCCACAAGACGGAGATATGATCGCTGTTACATACAGTATGACTAACACTGGTGGTTTGTCTGGATCTTTTACCAACTATTTAGAAATTTATCCAACTGATGGTTCACTTGAAAAGGTAGTTGACACAGACATACTTAATCCATTACAGACAAAAGTTTATGCACATACATTTACTGTCTATGCTTGTGACAGAAGTGTTATCTTATCTGGGTATTCAAACGATAGCATTAATTTTAATGTTGGTTACAACGGCATAGCAAAGTACGTCTTTTGGGCAGATTTCAATGCAACGAATCCTGTAACACCTGTGTACTCAGCACCATTTGTAACATCTGTACCTAATCAAGCTGTTGGTATTCACGCATTTTTAATTAACAGTACAGCATCACCACTTACAACACCTGTTTCTTTTGTAGTGAAGTTTTCAAGCGGTGGATCATACACAGCATTAAACCAAAACTTTACAGTACCAAGCTCGACTAACTGTTCATCAGGATTATTCATTACTTCGGTGTTAGCATTAAATTTATTAGGAACTCACGAAGTACAGTTGTATATCAATGGAATTTACAAGGGTTCAACATATTATAAAATAGTTTAAACATTATGGCTCAAATAGATTATTTATTAAACGATGCCTATGAGAAAAAGGTATTAAACGGTGATTTCGTTGTAGGTGCTGCTGATGATGCTAATGTAGAACAACTTATTACATTATCAAAAGGACACATAAGACATTCTCCGTTAACTGGCTTAGGGATAATTAAGTATATCAACTCTGAAAATGATGTTAATGATATTTCATATGACATCTCTATTGAATTACAGAAAAATGGATATGTATTAAAGTTGTTGTACTTTGATGACAGCGGAGAAATCATTGATATTGAATATTTATAAAAAAGAAAGATAATTATAATGGCAACAAGTTTTATACCAAAGACAGTAAATCAGATATTTTCTGAGTTGATTACATATAAAGAAAGCATACCAGAATTAACTGGCTTGCAATCTACTATCTCTGATGAACAACAATTATTAGACAACTTACAGAACACTGTACCGACTGCACAATATATATTAGAATATTACATTAAAGCATATTATTCAGCATTATCCGAACAAAATTATGTAAGGTTATATAATGAATTATCTGCGATTAGAGACTCAACCCCGACAAGAAGTGCTGGTAGATGGGCATATGATGCAGTACAATTTCAATATGGAGACAGCATTATAAACACTGCTGAAACAGGTTGGGTTCCAGGTTATGCTATAATAGACGTTACAAAACAAGTAATTTCTCACGCAACAGTAAGCTCTTTTGATGGAAACATTTTAATCAAGATAAGAGGAAGAGATACAGATGTTTTAACTGAAGAAGTTTTAACGGCATATAAAGTGTACCTTGAAAAGATTAAAGATATGGATGTTAGCATAGCAGTACAGAACGATCCTGCTGACAAATTAAAAATCATAGCTAATGTTGTTTATGATGGACAGCTTGATAAAAATAGTGTACAAACAAAAGTAGAAGCTGCAATTAACGATTACATCAAAAACATTCCATTTGACAGCACTTTTAATGTTAATAAATTAATTGACAAAGTGCAAGAGGTTAGTGGAGTAAAAGATTTTGAGATTAATACTTTAATGGCAAAAGCAACTAACAAATCTGTTTATGAGGATATAATCCATAAATATCTTACATTTGCTGGTTATCTTGCAGTAGACGAGGCATATCCACTGAACACATACATAACATACGAAAGTAATTAATACTATGGAGAAATTTATATTTATACCTGCAAAGAAGTTTGTAGTTGATTATTTAACAGGAGACTACAGAAATGAGTTTAATGTATTATACATAGAAACGTTGTTAAAAGACACTGAAAACGAAATGAAAACGTTCGCAGTTATAAGAGATGAGATGACTTATGTAATGAAGCATACTGGACAAGTTGCATCAATTGAAGATTTGTTAAACACTTTAATAGATGTTCTTGGAAAACCGATTAAGATTGGTAATGGAGTTGTTCAGCCTACATATTATCTTGCAACAGACAATATAGTTGAACCTAATGTAGTAGCTGAATATGGGTTAAACGGAAGCTTTGTAGAATATAACCCTTTTGAAGTGTGGTTAGCAGATGACACCACAGAAGATATATCTGAGGAATTGACATTCTGGCTTGATGATGAAACAGATTTAACATATAAAATAGATTTTATAGTTTATGTTGATGCTGTTGATGTTATTAACCTTGATAAGAAGAAGTTAATTGACTATTACATAAATTATTATAAATCTCCTGCTTCGAGATATAAAATAGTAGCATATTAAATGTAATATTTTTTTGTATATATAAAAAGAAAAAGAACATAATGAATAAAACAGAAATAGTAACTGGACAATTAAAAATGAAACAACAACATTTTAAATTTGATGTTGATGCATTAACAACTGCAATTAACTCTTTTGGAAAAGGATTTAACTTAGGAGGAAATTATGTAATTTTTGGTTGTGGATTAACACAAGTGAATAATGACGTAGTTTTAGAGGCTGGAGCAGTTTTTATTAATGGTGAAAGTTATATAGTTGACAGTTCAACATATGGAAGTACCACTGTTGAAGCAGTAAGACAATTTTATTTTGATTTAAATGAATATTGGGATATTAGTGGAAATCTAACAGTGTTAGTAAATGGACAGACAACTACTAAAAACACCAGAAAGGTAAGAAAAGCAGTGCTAAGCCCAAGCGCATCAGTGTTTACTAATTCACAGTACTCAACTATTCAGTATATTACACAGAATTTAGTGGATGCTATACAGTTAAATGCTACAAACTTATCTACTCATATAGCTAACTACAACGGACATAATTTCTTACCGAACACAGGAAACAACGGTGGAACATATGCTGCTACACCAACGGTATTAACGGCTGGGGTAATATTAGACACAAACGTTACTAACTATAAAAGCTATAGTTATCTTGTAGGTAATTTAGTTTATTGGAATTTTACATTAACATTTGATGTAGTTGGACCAGTTAATAACATTTCATTAGAGATGCCAGAGTGGTTTGCAGTAGGAAATGGATACACAACTGCAGTAATTGCATCACCAACAGAATTTAATAGTTTAGGTGGTTTGCTTGGTGGATCGAGCATTGGGTTAGTAGTAGTAACAACTAACAGTACTGAAGGAAGAAAGATGTGGTTGAATAACATTGCTAATTCACAATTCTTAACAGGAAGTTATACTATAGCAGGAACAATGATATTTAAAAAGTTAGAGACATCAACTGGAGTACCAGCGTAGACGAGCGTAGACAAGCGTAGACACTTATGTATTCTTTTTTGTATATTAGGCTTCGCTACTTAGGAAATGGTGAACATTAATTTTTTGATATTCTTTTTCCTTTGTTTAACAAATTAGAAGTAATATTATACAACGAAGTGACAAAAAGTTTCAATTTATTTTTAAAAAATATTTAAAATATGAGAAGTAAATTCATAGAAGACTTTAAGTCTATAACTATAACAACTGACGGAATAACATTAAGCTATGATGTAGTTCACAATACAAGAAAGAACATAGAAATATTAGATGTTACACTAATTGACGGTGTTACGAAAGAACGCTTTATAGCGAATGTAACTCCGAGTTTAACAGACAGCACTAACAAATTCACTGTTCAGTTTGATAAAGCGTACCCTGCTGGTTCATTCATAGCAATAATAAAGTAATAAAGAAAATAACACATAAAATGGCTGATATTAAAATATTTAACAGTTTAGATGTTAATAGTTTAGAGATAAAGAACGCAAAAGTACACATATTTGACACCACTGCAGAAGTTCATACATCTGAAGGGATGTTGTCATACAGCTTAGAAAGCAATAAACTTTATTATGGTAATGGCGTAATTGCTGTTGAATTAACCATAGGAGGTTTATGGGGTATAAACGGAGATGACATCGAACATCTTAATGATGGAAGCGTTATTATAAAAAGTCTGGTGTTTAGAACTGACCAAGCGAAACCTGCTCACAGAGAAGGACAGATGTTCTATGACAACACCATCCACGCATTTAGCTGTTATAACGAAGCGAGTGAAGTAACAGAAAACATCAACAGAGAGTTATTAATTAGAGTTTATAACAACTCAGGAAATATGATAACTAATGGTACGGTTTTAGCACCATTAAGCGTGTTTAATGGCTTTCCTACTGTTCAGCTCGCCAACGCAAGAGCAAAAGACAAATGTAGGTTGGTAGCTGTAGCTACAATGGATATACCTAACAACAGCTATGGATATGTAACTAAGTTCGGTAATGTATCAGATATAGACACTTCAATGTTTACATCAAATGAGTTGTTATATCTATCTGACACTAACAGTGGTATGATAACTAACATTCGACCTACTGATGGATCATATCCAGTGATAATTGGTGTAGTGAGCAATGTAGGTGTTAATGGCAGTATAATTGTAGATATTATCGTTGGCGACAACACTGTTGAAGTTAATGATACTAATGGTTTCCCTTTAGTTCAAAAGACGAATACAAACATCAGTGTGGTTGATGCTACAAGAACATTTACAATAAGTGCAACGCAATACCCATTTCATTACTATATAAATGGTGAGAAATATGAACAAAGCACAGCACAGAGTGTAATATTCAGTGACGTTGAAGGACAACATTTTGTTTATTTTGATACTGAAGGGTTAAAGGTTATAGCTAACCCAACTCCAGCACAAATAGAGGAGATGGTACTTAACTATACTTTTGTTGCTATTATACCTTGGAACGCAACAGATAAGAAAGTAGAAATAGACATTCTTGATGAACGTCACGGAATTGGTATGAACCCAGCAACACATTTATACTTACATTTAACACAAGGAGCAAAATTTATATCAGGTTTCGGTTTATCTAACTTCGTCATTGGTGATGGTAGTTTAGACAGTCACGCTCAGTTTTCAGTTGCAGATGGTATATACTTTGATGAAGATATTGAACATTCAAGTTCACTCATAAATGCTACAACATCTGTACCAGTAGTTTATAACTTAGGTGTTAATAAATTCATTAGAAGTGCAATACAACCTAATAACAAAGTGCTTGCAGCTTCGGGTGGTAGACTTTACTACAACTCGTTCATAGGTAGTGTATGGGGTTTAACTGAATGTAGTGATAACAGGTATGTACTCGCTCACGAATTTGGTTTTAACGGTAATACAGTTAAGGTTGTAACTATTATGGGACAAAATGAATATGCTACACTAACCTTAGCAAGAGAAGGTGCTAATGTTGAAATAAACAACATAGTAAGCTCATTACCATTTGTTGAGATGATACCTTTATCTACAACAATATATCAGACAAGAAGCTCATATACAAACTCTTTAAATGCTAGAATTGTCCAAGTTTCAACGGGTGTGAATTATGTTGACTGGAGAACTAGTAAAACAGTAGCAGGTGGAGGTGGAGTTACAAGCCATAGTAACCTTACTGATGTTTTACAAGCTGGTACAGGTATCTTACAAGGACACATCAGCGATCAGGCACAAACTATTGCTGGAGAGAAAACGTTTACGAACAACGTTAAAGTGGTTTACCCACAAGTGGATGCAGATGCAACTAACAAGGCTTATGTTGATAGTAATTGGAGTCAATATTTTGGTACATATACAAGACTGAGTACTACACAAATAAACATTTTAAATGTTGATGTTACTAAGTGGAAAGGTAAAGCAGTGAGGTTTAATGATAGTGTTTATTGCTTAATTACAGCAGCTACATTTAGCACTAACACAACATTAACAATTGAAGGTAAGTCTATTCCTACTACTATAACTAAGTTGGAAGTGAGCAAGATAAACCCTACTACAATGAATAGTTTATATTGGTATGGTACATTAAATAATATAACTGAAGACCTATTAGCTTATCCTTATAATGAAAGTTATATGGTATACTCTGGTTCTAAAGCACACGTATTAAGAACAAGAGTTTATTGTAATGACTTAGGTACAAACTCAAGTGGTGGTACTTGGAATGTTAAAGTTGGTACAAGTGATTTAATTAGTTCTAACATTGCTTTACAGAGTACAATATTAACAAGCGGAACATTAGTAATAGGTGAAAAGTATAAGATAATAACTAATACAGGAATGACTGTAACTAATGTTGGTGCAGCAGATAATAATGTAGGTACAATATTTACTGCAACAGGAACAACTCCAACAGCTTGGGGAACAGGTAGTCTTGCTTTATACACCAAAGTATATTCGACATCAGGTATCCTTATTCAAAATGATACTATATCAGATAACACCTTTTTTAAATGGTGTGTTAGAATAGCTACAGGTTCAGATAATGTAAGAAGTGGTTATGTAGAAATAACAATAATAGAAGAATAATACTATGGACAATAATAATATGGTTAAACCTTACCCTCTTATATCTAATAACGGTTTAAGAGGTGCTTGGTATTTCGAGGGAAATGCAAACGATGCTTCTGGGTATAGTAATAATGCCGTTGGTACTAATGTTAGTTATACAACAAGTAAAGATGGTAAACAAGCTGTTAATATAATTAACACTAACACTACAAGAAGATACGTAAGCATACCTTATAACTCTACTTTAGACCCAGCTAATGGAACATTAAACGGTTTACCTTTTAGTATAGTAGCAACATTAACTAACAGAAGTACGAGTAAGAGATGTGTTATAATGAGTAAAGAAAATGCCACTACCAATACATTTTTGTTTAGTATGTTAAATAGTAAGCTTCAGTTAATATTGTTAACAAATATTAGCAATTATATTTATGTTGAAACAGCAGCGGTGTTTAAAACTTATGTACCATATATTGTTGGTTGTACCTATGATGGTTCTGGTACAAATGGTATGAAGTTATATATTGATGGTAAAGAAATATCAACAACATTTACTCAAGTTGGTGCATATACGGGTATGAATGTAAATACTAATGCTATTAGAATAGGTGCAAGAGAGTTTTATCCTACTGCTAATGCTGAATATAGTAATTGCGTCTTAGATGGCATATTATACTATAATAGAGCTTTGACAACAAGAGAGATAGAAGAAATAGGTACAATAGATAGGATTAAATGGAAATTATATGGTTTAGAGAATTTATATAAGTTTAATGGAGTAGATACACCTACCTATTCTGGTTCTAATAATGTATCTCGTTTAAATGGTGCTACATTCAGTTCAGGAAGATATGGAGATACTAATGGTGCTTTATATTTTGATGGAGTAAATGATTATGCTACTATTACACCAACGGATAACTACCAATTCAGTTTACTTAACTCTAATAATGAAGTAAGACCGTTTACAGTAGTATTTGATGTGTATATGTATTCCTCAAGTACAGGTACATTTAAGGAGATAATTAGGTTTAAAGGAGTGGGAGACCAAAGATGGAATATTAATAAGACAGAATTTAATAGGTTTGTTATACAGATAGTTGATAGTACAGACGTTAGTTATATATTTGCTAATAACCCTGAAACAGATATATATAATAAGTGGGTTAATATTATATGTACCTTTGATGGAGTAGATAAAGTAGCTGCTTGGGTAAATGGTGTTAAAGGTGAAGATACAGTTGTTAGTGGTATATTAAGTTTAGTTCCTACAACAAGTAATGTACTTACAATTGGTGCTGACCTTGGACAGATGAAGATAGATAATTTCTATTTCTATAATAGGGAACTAACAGACCTTGAATGTAGAGTATTAGGTAAAAGAGTATTTGATGAGCAGTTGGTTTTACAGACTAATAATAATGGTGCGTTTACAGTATCGGTAGTTAATAGTAGAGATACATTGGTATATGAAGAAGGTGATGTGAAAGTTTATGCTAATAATTATAGTAAGACATTTACAGGACAAGGTAATAC